GGTTTCGGCGCGCGTGGCTATCCCACGGTGCCTATCGCAGGCTTGCGGCAAGTGAAATAGGCTGCAACCTAGGCGCGGATGGGAGCAATGAACTCGGCCACCTGTGCGGTTCGCGCGGCTTCGATTCGCTCCGCATTGGCGCGCTCGGCGCTTCCATCACCCGGCGCATCCCACGCCGCCTGCACGGCTTCGGCCCAGGCATCCGCATCCCGCGCGGGCAGGAATGTCCCCGCGTCGCCAAGCGATTCCCGGAGGCCGGGGCAGTCGGTTGCCAAGACCGGGATTCCCTGCGAATGGGCCTCCACTCCGATCATGCCGAAGGTCTCGCTTTGCGACGGTACGATGACCATTCGCGCGCGGGCCAGCGCCTCTCCGATGCGTGCCGGTTGGGCGATGTAGTCTCGGTTCGCGCCGGGGAGCATGACTTGCAGCCCGTAGGCCCCGCGCACGCCAATGAAGCGAAGTCCTGGGAGCCGCGAGGCCAAGGCCGGAAGGAAGTCGCCCCCTTTCTGCGGGTTGCAGTTGACCAAGACTACCGCATCGCGCGGGGCAATCGTGGGGAGCGCCGCACGTGCCCGATCCACGCTTGGGTAGAGGATCAAAGAGCGCACCGGGAGCGGCCCCGCCTCGTCGGCAAGCGCCTGCGAACACAAGAGGAGGCCGTCAAGTTTGGCAAGCGTACCGTTCGCCGCCATGTTTTGCAGTGGCGTCACACTGTGAACGTAGGCCCAGGTCGGGAGGCCAAGCGGCGCCATGATATTGATGGCCTGCGAAGCGGTTTGCCCCTGCACCACAACATGCGTGGCCCGAATCGCCTTGGCGACGGCGGCCCACTTGGGAGGCCCGCAGCTGTACTCATAGGTGGTCCCGGCCTGATCGCGCTTGGGAATGCCGTCCGGGGCATTGCATGGTGTCACAACGTAGGTGTAGATCCCGGCCTCTTTCAGGCTCCGCACAAGCCCTGCACAAGCCAGTGTGGCCCCCATCATCGTTGGAATTGCAGCCCCCTGGATGAAGAGGACGCGGGGACCGTCCGGCGCGGGCTTCAACGCGGGGCGCAGCGGCGAAACCGGACGCACGGCAGGCGTGAGCTTGGCCATGGGCGCCGGATCGCCGGAAACGGCCCGTGTTTGCGTCGCAATCGCCCGGGACGCATCAATCCACGCCCGGGAGTTGCGCGGGGCTTGTGGCGCCTTGGGCGCGTCTTGGACGGCCTGTGCAAAGGTCGTCACTTCGGCACCCTCATAGCGGTCGCCTGCTCTCGGCACACAGGTGCCCCCGGTGAGGCTCGGAATGCCGCCGACCGCAGGCGCCACCCAAGGGACGCCGCACGCCTCGGCCTCTAGCAGGCTCACCGGCAAGCCCTCAAACTTGGAAGTCAGCACTACCGCATCACAGGCCCAATAGAGCCGCTCCAAGCCTGTCGCCCGCGCTCCAAGCCACTGCACGCGGCTTGCCACGCCCAGCGCCTTCGCCTGCCCTTGCAGGGCCGTCTGTTGCGCCTGCGCATCGCCCGCGAAAGGCGCCCCCTTGTCCGGGCCGCCCGCCACGATCAACCGCCACGCTTCCGGGAGCTGCGCAAGAACTTCCAAGAGCGTGCCCAGTTGCTTCTCCGGGGACAGCCGTCCGCAGTAAAGCATCGCCCGGTCTTCCGACGCGAGCCCCAACGTCTTGCGCGCGTCCGCCCGCTCCTCTTCATCGCAGGGCCGAAAGGCCGGTCCCGAGGCCAGCGGAAGCGCCTTGATACGCTCCGGTTCAACGCCCTGCGCTTCAAGCCATGGGCGCAAGGCCGGGTCCACGATCCACCAGCGGTCCACACGGCGCAAGTCGCCGAAATTGGCCGCATAGCGCCGCGTCCAATCGCATTCCGTGTGCAAGATCCCGATGACGCGGGTCGTCTCCGGGAGTGCCTTGACTTGCCGCGCCGCCGCGCTGCTTAGGTTGACGATCACGAGGCCGAAGTCAGAAAGCCGCGCCTGCCCTGTCGGCGTCGCCTTGAAGCCCATGCCGGTCGTGTCGGCCAGCATCGTGACGCCCCGCCCCGCGCCTTGCAGCGCCTGCGCAATCGCCACGCTCACTGCCGGGCCGCCGCCAAAAGACGCCGTGTTGGTACAGACCGCCACGTCCGATGCGCCGCCCACCGCTGCCCAAAGCATCCGCGCCCCCACCGGAGGCACCCAACGCGTCCGCAGCAACTCCCGGTTGCGCGCCGCCGTCTCCGGGGTGAACGTGGCCAACGCATGCTCAATCCCATGCGCAATCGCGCCCGCGTTGCGGTCCACCACCGTCAAGGTCAACCCGGCCTCGACAAGCGCAGGTACCATCCCCACGTTCGTTGTCACCACCGGCAAGCCCGCTGCCACGGCCTCTAGCACCGGAAGCGGCCCGGACTCGCTTTCGGAGGCGCAGACAAACACGTCGATTCCCGCGTACCAGCCCGGCATTTCCGCAGGCTTCAAGCGGACTTGCGCGCCATCTTGGATGATCAACGGCAAGCCCAGCATCGCCGCCGCCTCCCGGATCAACGGGACGCCCTTGATCGCTGCATAGAGCCGCGTCGAACCGCACCAGCCCACCACGGGCGCCTCGCGTGCCGGACGCGACCTAGCGAACGCATCCGCGTCAACGCAGTTTGGCGTGTAGTGCGCCCGCCCCCACGCCGCCGGGAACGCCGTCAGGAACTGCGCAAGAATGGGTTGCGTTTTAGCGATGAAGCCTGCGGCGCTGCCCATCGTTTCCGCAAAGAGCGGCGTCTTGCCCCAAGAGAACTCATCGGCCAAGACCGGGAAATGCCGCTGTCCAGGCTGTACCCCAAGCCGCTTGACCAGCTTGGCCCACCACCACCATGAGACCCCCACCACGGTATCAAAGGCCGCGAACTCACCTGCGGTCATGCGCTCGCTTTCGGCCTCGTCTACGATGCGCGTCTGGCATGGCAGGTACGGCGCAAGCCAATGCGACAAGATCCCGAAGCTCCATTCGTGCGTATCCACAACCAACAGGAGCCGACGCGGGGGCGCCATTTTAGAGCCCCTTGCGCGCAATCAGACTGTAGAGCGCCGCGTGCCCGTCGTTTTCAAGCAGGTCCAAGACCGTCAATCCGGCCTGTACGAAGATCGCCGCAAGTTGATCCGGGCCGCACTGAATGCCATGGAAGTCCCGCGCCTCGGCTGCCGACTGCACTCCCCACCGATGCGACTGCACCCGCACCACACCACCCGGGCGCAAGCACCGCGCAATGTCCCGTACAACGGCCTCGATGACTTCAAGGCTTGGCAGGTGTTGGAAGACGAATGCGCTCACACACCCATCGGCCCAGCCGTCCGGCACGTCGCCGCATCCAAGGCCGTCAGTGACAGAGAAGCGCGCCCGCAGCCCTTCGCAGCGGCCACGCGCGTGTCCAACCATGGAAGGCGCGATGTCCACGCCCCACACGTCGAATCCGGCCCGCGCCAAAGCCCGCGTCATCCGGCCCGTGCCGCAGCCGAACTCCAAGACTTTGGCGCCCGGAGCCAGGCCAAGCGGCTTCACAAAGTCCATGGCAATCGGATCCTGCACGTCATCGCGCCACAGCCGCGCGTGATTCTCCGGCGCCGTGGACCCCGCGAACACGCTCACCCGCTCGGTATCCGCCTTGAAGCGATCCGCAACGTCCCAGAACTCCCGGGCAGCCTGCAATGGCGTGGCAGGAATCGACTCACTTCCGACGGTTTGGACCATGCGACTTGTCCCGGTACTCCCGCTTATCATGCGGCAATGATGCTACGGCTTCCGCAACGGGCCCTTCCGGCGCCTTTTCGGGCTCGGGCGTAGACTTGGGTGGGTCCGACGGCTCGGGCGTCTTCCCGGGCGTCCTAGGCGGGATTTTGGGCACGAAAAACGCCCGCCCCTCTGAAACAAGGGAACGGGCGTCGGCTTCCCTCACCCGGGCCACAGCCCGGGGAGGGTACACCACCCCACCGATTCTCACGGTGCAGGTGGTGCGGATGTCATGCAGGTCGGCAAGCGCCATGGCGGCCCTTAGGTGGAGACCGGGGCGCTGTCGAAGGTGGCCGTGGAGAACGCTTCCGGCACCGTGATCCCGAAGGCGCTCCGCTGTTCAACGCGGGCGGTGATCTCGTTCAGGGCGACGTTGTAGCCATGCTGCTCAAAGAGCTGCATTCCCATCCCTTCCGCTTCCCAGAGACCGTGGCTCATCGGGTTGTTGAAGGCACCGACCAGGGCCGTCCCCTGCTTGATATCGTTCGATTCCACCACGTCCAGGCGCCACAGCTTGTTCTGCGCACCCTCGGGAAGGAACTGCCAAATCCCAAGAGTGCCCACCTGGGACAGTTCCTGGGTCGCCCAATCGTCCGGCGAAAACATCACCGCCGAAGCCGTCATGTTGGACTTGCGGATTGACAAGGCCGCGCGCCGAATGACGGCATTGATCCCTTCGCCGGGAAGGCACTCGCTCCACTTGATGTTCGGCACTTCGGGATCCGCGAAGAAGCCAAGGAACTCTTTGCCGGTGCCATTCGCGTTGGCCGCGCCGTTGCCGTAGAGGACCTGGGCAATCAGCGAACGGATGCCAGCGTTCAGCGCCCGCTGTTCGAGGTACTGCGTCAGAACCGGCAGGTTCAGGAACATCTGCCGGGGAATCTGGAACAGCTGGGCCAGCGTCTGCACGGCCAGGACCACGTTCTCCGTCCGGGCCTTGCCGGAAGGCTTGACCTGCGTCAGCGCCGTGGGGTTGTAGTTCACGGACTGAATGAAGGACGGCGCCAGCGGCGTGCTGATCGGGTAGGTGTACGCGAGGTTGGCCGTCAGGGTGATCGTGCCGTTGGAGCCGGTGATCCCCGCACCGTCCCCTCCCCGCGTGATGCTCGCCACGATACCGGTTTCCTCCACGGTCTCACCGTTCGGGTATCCGGGCGCCGGAGCCGAAGTCTTCTGCATCAGGATGGGCTGGCCGGGGTAGAACCCGTTGACGTTGCCCACGATCACGTCCTTCTGGCCCGCAGCGGCCTCGGTCGTGATGTTGGCGAACACCGCAGCGTAGTCCAGTTCCCGAACGTAGTGGACCTGCTCCACGTTGCCGACGGACTGCACGTTCAGCTTTTCCAGCACCTGCCGCCCCTCGAAGGGCTTGCGGAACACCTGCTGGATACGCACGGCCTCCATGATGTCGCGGAAGGCGTCCAAGGACTCCAGGTCCAGGCCACCGAGAGTGGCCGACTTGGTGAGGTTGGGGCCGTTCAGCGCCTCCATGAAAGTGCCGTCGAACGCGCCGCGCCCCGTGAGGGTGCCCAGGGCGCCGTGGACGCCTGCGGCAATGGCCTTGCCATGGTCGGGCGTCGGAAGCGCCTTGGAGAGCCAGTCTTCGGCTTGGGCGCGGAAGGCCTTGGTCGCCTTGGACTGGCCACCGCCAACCGCAGCCGCATTCGCGCGCCCGGCCTTGGCGCCGTTCAGCTTCAGCAACGCCGTGTTGATCGCAGCCGACTGCGAGGCAACGCCCTTGCTGTTCTCCAAGGCCAGTTCGACGAAGCGCTTGTCAAGGTCCGCGAGGGCCTTGGCCTGGGCAGCGGTCATCTGCCCCAACTTCTCGTTCTGATCGACAACGATCTGCTTGATCTTGCCGACGGTTTCGTCCATCTGCCGCTGCAACACCGCTTCGTTTCCCATGGCTTAGGCCCTCACTGTGGTAGTTTGGAGAAGATCCGCGATGCGACGGAAGCCATCCGTCAAGATCGCACTTTCGCGCGCACTCTTCACACTGCCCATCAAGCCCTTGACTTGCTCCATGGCGGCGTTCTTGCCCGCGTGAGGAGGTGCCGAGGCGCCGGTAATGTAGGGGGGAGCGCCCATGCCGGGGCTATTCGCGCCCTGCCCCTGCGGAGCGGGCGTTTCGGCGGGAGGCGCGGGCTCGGTCGCCTCTTCACCGGAGGCCCCGGCCAAGATCGCGCGGAAGGCACGGAAGCCTGTGGTGAGGCCGTCCATATGCGTCAGGATGCTGTCCAAAACCACAAGCGGATCTTCCATATCCGGGGCCGCCGGAATGGTGCCGGAGGAATCCGCAGCCGCGCTGGTTTCCGCCGGGTTCACGTCGGTATCGCCGGGGCCGGAGGCGGGGCCTTGTGCGCCCTTTTCCATGGGCACCACGTCAAGCAACGGAAGCTCCACGTTCGTTTCTGTGGGCTGCACCGTGCCATCCGGGGCAGTCGCATAGACCTGCACGGTGATCCACGGCGCGGCGGGCGTGGGAGCCGCATCCGGGGGCAGGTTGTCCGCCGGAGCATCGTAGAGGTACTGAATCTTGCCGATGCTCGGCGCGTCCCCATCGCCCCAGGAAACGAAGTCGCCCACGGCCACCTGTCCCGGCGTCGCCTTGGATTCCATCGCAGTCACCCATTCATCGCCGAAGGCGGATTTGACCGACACGATGCGCGCCGTGTCAAGGCAGGGGAATGTCACGGGGCTCACTTCATGCAGTTCGATTTCCTCCAGCCGCGTGGCCGGAGCGCCGTTGCGCGCCTTCACAAGCGGATCCTTGGAAGTCTTCAACGCATCGTAGCCGATGGAGAGGCCCTTGACGGAGCCCGCCTTCGCGCTCTTGTAGGCTTCATCGGCCCACATCGTGTTGTCGAACTTGATCTTGATCCAAAGTCCCTCGGGCCGCTCTTGCGCATCAAGAGTACCAATGGGCATATCGCGCTTGTGCTGCCACAGCGAAGGGATCGGGTCGCCGTTGCGCTTTTGCAGACTTTTGGAAAAAGCCCCGGGCATGACAATGTCCCCGGCGGCGTCCACTTCGCCATAGCGCGAGGCCCAGCCTTCAAGCGTGCGGGCGGAATCGTCGGACTTCAAGCCCCCGATGATTTGCAGCTTGTGTTGGTAGTTCGCAGGCATGGGTCTTGGCAGGTGGAAGGGACGCGCGCGGGCCACGTCGGCTCAAACTTCAATCCGTGGGAGTGAAATAGGCTGCAAGCCTATGCCGCGCGCCGCAGGTACTGCGAATAGTCGGGCAGGATCACGATGAAGGTGCAGCGGCAATGCGGATGCAGCGTGGCAGTTTCGACTTCCACGCCATTCGGCGCACGCCACTTGCCGTCAAATGGAACTTGAACGTGGTCAAGCGCCGCGCAGTTCGGGCACACGCGCTCATCTTCGGCGGTCATCCACTCTTTCTTGATCCCCTCTTTCGGGAGCGCCCCGGCGGCCTGCGCCTGTTGCACCGCAGTCTGCGATGCGCTGTTGAACGCGAAGCTCAACTCGGTTCGGGCAATCCGTTCGGCCCGGATGCGTTGCAGGCGATTCGTCAGTCGCGCGACATCGGCCTCTACCGAGAATGGCGCGACCCCTGCGGCTTCAAGAACCGCTCTACGCGCCGCAACGCGCTCCATTTCCTGCGAAGTGAGGCCCACGATACCCCGCAGGAACTTCGCGGTCTCCCGGGGTCCCAGCGCGCGTCCTACGATGTACTTGTCGAACACCGCGCGCACGCCCTGCAACTGGTCATCGGCGATGTTGGTGATCAGTTCCCCAGCCCGCGAGTTGACCCACTGTTGCAGGATCAGGCCCGTGGGTGCCCATGCGGAAGGCACCGCTCCCGCGCCTTGCAGGGCCGCGATGTAGGGTCCCGCGCCCGCAGCGGCTCCCACCACCATGAAGCGCCGCGCCTGGGCTAGATTCGCCGCGTAGGCCCCGCGCCATGCGTCCGCAAGATCCTGGTTCCACTCCCCCCGGAGCATGGATTGCACAAGCTGCGAATAGGTAGGGGCCTCGGTAGAGCCCTCCCGCGCCGCGTGCAGGAATCGGATGAAGTCCCCCTCGGTATGCGCAAGCAAGCTGTCCATCCGCCCTTCCATCTGGGAAGGGAAGGTGGGCGTTACGCCGCCATGTTGCAAGTGTGGGGGCAGGCGATCTTTAGTTGGGAGGGCTAGCATTGGCTTCGCCCCCGATCATATCGACAAGTGCTTGGATTGGCGCGGGGAGCGCGGGCGCCTTCGGGGGCACCCCTCCCATCGGATCCGAAACGAAGCTGCTCATCGGCTGCGGGCCGCCTGCACTTGCGCCTCCCACCATGCCAACATCGTCGCCCGCGAAGGGTTGGATTCCAAGTGAGAGGCGATCGTTGACGTGGGTGAACGGCACCCCCATGGCGGTGAGGCCCTGCGCGATGGGAACCGACTTGGCCAAGATCGTGCGCATGGCGGGGACCTTCGCATAGTCCGGGGCGAAGCGGATTCCATCGCCCCATTCCGCTGCCACGCTTGTGTTTAGCTCATCTTGGATCATGCCCAGGATCGGCAAGACCGTGTCCTCCCAAAGCATTTCGCGGGCGGTGGACATGTTCTCAAAAGTCGCGTTCTCTCCGGGCGAAAGCAAGATCGGGGGCACACGGAACACGGCGCAAAGCTGCTCTTGCGTCATCTTGCGCCCGGCGATGTAGTCGAGGTCCACGGCGCTCATTGCCGCAACGGGGATGTACTGCACTTCGGCGGACAGTACGATCATTTCGCGCGCGCCTTCGGGCCCCTGGTGCGCTTCCACGGCGGACTTGAAGTTGTTGTACTGGTCCTCGGTCAAGGGCATTTTGGACGCCAAGATCCCGTCGGGTACCGTGCGGTGGGAGAGGGCGTGGCGGTTCCAATCCCGCGCCTTGCGGTCAGTTTCGATTAGTCCCTGTGCGCGTTCCAGCGGCGAGAGGCCCCAAAACTGGTTCAGCGGGTCGGGGTCCAACTGCATGTGCAAAATGTCCTCCGGCGCGAAGGATTGTGGGAACTGGGACATTCCCTGCGGGAGTGGCGCCGTTCGGTATTCTGTCAGGTAATCGTCCGCGTCAGGCACCGGGTAGAGCGCATCGGGAATCAGCGGCCACAACTCCTGCGTCTGGGTTCCGATCCCCCGATTCTTGTAGGCCAGGCTGTTCCCGGAGAGGTTCAGATGCCAGACGGTGCGCGCCATGAAAGCCCGCATCGTCATGCGGGGATTCGGCCTCTTGCAGAGCGCGTTCAACGGGTGTTGCGGGAAGCGTTCCCAGACGCCGTTGCCGGTGTCGCGCTCAATCACCCAAGGCACCGAAGCGACGGACCACGCCAAGCGTTGGATGCAGGTATTGACGACATCGGAGCTGTCCGGGCCCTTGATGATCGCGCGCCAAGTGGTCCACAAGGTGCGGTAGGGTACCGATGACCAAAGTCCGGGCTTGTAGCCGAAGTCCGACACCCATGCTTGCCGCTGCTCTTGGGGCTTGGTTGCGATGGGGTACTGGTACACCGACTGGGCGAGGGCCTGCGAAATCGGCATCGGGGGCGACGACGAAATAAGCCTCGCCTTGGCTTCGATTTGCTTTCGCTGCTTTCGGTGCGCCATCGTCGGGGCGTGAGAAGGCCCAATGGGGCGCCTAACTACACCCCTCTTTTCCTGATAGTGGCCGACTGAAATAGGCTGCAATCCGGGGATCGGCCCGGATGATTGGTGCAGCGCGCTGGGCGGCCATGATGGAGCCGCGCGCGGTGTGTCCTGGTCTGGCAAAAGCCGCCTCGGTCTGGGCATGGGTGAAGCCTGCATCCAAAACCAAGAGGATTGCTGCATACCGTGCGGTAACAAGCGTCATGGCGTGCAGCGCTTCGGGCGTGGAGCGGTGCCGGACGTACTGATTGACGCTCCCTTGGCGGGCGGGCGTGCGGATTTCGATTGGCGTCACCCCGAAGGCTTCGGCGGTGCGGGCGATGATCGCCAAAACCTCCGGTGGCACGGGCACTGGCACGGGCTTGGGGAGCGGTTCAGGCTCCGGGGTCTGGGTATGCTTTTCGCAGGGGTCCAATCGCACCCGCATGGTTCGCGCTGGGCTCATTTGCAAGGCACAGAGCGCCATTTCGCCATCAGTGAGGAG